TCTTAGAATCTCAGATGCCATCTCTTCAATGTTTACTTTTCCAGTTTCATATGAAGTAGAAAATCTGATGTTAAGCTAAATTTAATGATCTAGTAGCAACATTTTTCATAAACTTAGCGATTTATAATAAATCTTAGTCGCCATTTCTTTTAATGGCCCTTCAAATCTGTTCTCTTTTATTTTCTTTTTTTAATGTATCAAAATTATCAATACCATGCTTATCTTGTTGTCTTTTTAACCACTGATCATAGCTTTCTTTAACATCTACAACCTCATCCTTTCCAGTAATCGGATTACGCTGTCTTTTCTTCATATCATCAGTGATTCCTTCGATATATGGAATCATATGTGAACGACAATTAGGATGAAGTGGAGGAACATTAACTCCTATCTTTGCGTCTTGGACATTTATAATACTTCTATCATGCTGTTGGCATATCTTTGATGTTCTGCTATCATGAACAGCTATGAACATCTCTTTCTCGATACCTGCATCCTTGAAATTAACAAGATCAATAAAATTGATGAACGCAGCCATCTCTGTCCTTACGAGTCTTTCACAATTTGCTGCACCTGCTGCAAACTTATCCTGTAATGTTTTGGACATTTCTTTATGAGTCTTTCCCATGATAACACCCAACATTAATTGATCCTTTAGCTCATTGCCTAGATTTTGAGCATTTTCCCATATTCTTTTAGAATAATTTTTATCATACCAGGTAGATTTGAGCATAAGATCCACTAGTTCTGGATCTATTTCAGAAAAATCATATGCAATCCCAATGCCTTTTGATATATTGAACACATTTCTGTAATATCCGTCATATATCCCTTTTAAATAAGCATCTGTGCTTTTTTCTTTTTCAAGATTATATTCCAGCCTCATCAGAGAATCCAATTTGTTCTGTAATTCCATTAGTCTATTTATTCTTGCTTGATAGGCTGGAGCATCAAGTTTTTTTAAAAGTTCTTTTTTTGCACTGCTCGATGGATTGTTTTCAAGCTTCCTCTTCAGTTCTGCATAATCATGATCATTCACAAGATTGTTAAGCAGTTCTCTTGCTTCCTTTTCTGACATAGGTGCTGAATCTGTTCTATGATGATTTCTGTATGAATCAAATATTCCTTCTATCTGTTTATCTGTATACAGATAGGCTTTATGATAGAATCTTTTTACTTCTTCGATGTCTGCAACAGCATTCTTAATAGCATTATCAAGTTTTTCAGACTGACGTTTTTTCCAGTATTCTTCATTTTTCATATATCAACTAAGAAGCCTTATTAATACCGATAGAATCTGATTCATCATCTTCACTATCGGAAGGAGCATCTTTTTCATCATAGAATGGAACCTCATTTTGAGATTTGAATAATGCCTGCTGTGTTTTGATATTTTCTTCATTTTCTTTCTTTACCTTTTCTGCTTCATTAGAAGCATCCTCAACAAACGGAAGCTGTTCGATAAGAGTTTCATTTGATACCTTTCCACTTAAATTCGCAATCATCTGTGCAAGTTCATTTAAATTCTTAGGAAGTTTTCTAGTGAAAGTTATCTTGATATTGTTCTTATTGATGTTAATTGCTTTAAGACCAAGATAGTTGCAGAACAGATCTATCCTTCTTCGCAAACCTTTCTTGTAATACTTTTCTTTTTCTCCAGTAATCATTTGAAGTCCGAGAAGCTTATATTCCATTGCTACTCCTGAACTATTTCCTACAAAGTTTTCATCTGTAAGATTTGGCACGTGAGAAAAAGTATAGATATCTTCTTTAATAGCTTTTCTTAATACCTCCATTCCGCTTTCATCGAACGTTCTAGAAATATATTCTGCTCTTGCTTCGCTTGGAAGTTCTAATAAACCATTCTCTTTTAGAATCTTCATTGTTTCGCTGACTTCTTCATTATCGTCACCCATCAGAGAACCGTAGACAACTAGCAGAGCCTCAACGAACTGTTCTTTATCATTGACACGATCACTCATTAATTTGTTATAGGCATCTATCAAAGATATCTGTTGTTCAAAATCACCTATGCATAGTTTATTGTTTCTGTATTCGATTATTGGAACATCCCCGAAATAATGAGGAACCATTTCTTCAATCATCCTATGCTTATGACTAGAACAATCTATAATCATCGTATATCTATAATTCTTTGTTACCACTGTTGCACGATAGCAATACTGATCAGTGATTGCATCTTTAAATCTGTAATAATAAACACCAAAAAGAAGATTCTGTTCAATTGTGTCATCATAAACAAGAAATGTATGATCTGCTTCAATGTTCCTGACAGCAATATCCGTAGTATCCTGTTTGATATAAACATATTCATACGCAACACCACAGACACTCATATCATGTGCATTATCCGAATCAGCATCATCAACATCTGCATTATCAAAAGCATCTGTTAATTTATCCAGCAATGTTTCATCATCACCATCATAAGTGTTATAGGATATTGGAGAATTCATGAAGTATCCAGTAGCAGTATCGGAAATGTCCTTAGCATGATTGCATATTACTTTGTTGTTCGCAGAACCCTTATATTTTTTCTGCCTTCTTTTAATGTCATGCTCTCCTTCATAGTATCTTTTATTTTTTTTGATTTTCCCTATGATATTCCTATGCTTATTAATCAGACTTTCTATCTGTACGATATTAAGTGATGACTCATCATATCTTTCTGCATCGATAGTAAATATATACATCTAATGCTCCTCCTATATCAGACATATTTGCTTCTGTTCTTTCCTGCACGTGCTTTTGATGCAATTATGTCTGTCTCACATCCATATCGTGCAGCATCTATTGAATGGTTGTTCTTATCCGGAAATTCACCTTTTAGGTTTCCTTCCTTATCTTTTTCAATTTCATAATTATTGAACTCTCTTGCAGTATTAGGGCATCTGATAGGATCAATGATTATCTGTTCGAGGTCCTGAAGCCATTTGATTCCATTTTCCACACTGTCAGGTCCTTTCTTAGCGCCCTTCACTCTTAGTCCTAATAATTTGAATTCATTGATTGTACGAGGCTCTGCACTATCACATGTCACTAGTTTATTCAATGGATTGAGCTTCTTGATCATCCTTACTGCTTTCTCATTTGAAAGACGTGTGCCGTAAACCTCACCAAAAATAAAAAGACGTCTACGCGTCTTATCAAAATGCATCTTTACATATGCAAGTGGGTCACCAGCATAACCAAAGTCCAATCCGTTTTTTAATCTGTCAAATACCTGTATTTCATTTTCGGTTATCTCTCTTATAGATAGATTGGTAAATACTTCTCCGCCAGTACCCGTAACCTCACCCATATAATCATGATCATATTTGGCAGGATTTACTTTTTTCATATGCTCGGCTTCAATAAGAAACTGCTCTCCAAGCCACTCAGGTGGCGCTTGTAAATAAGTTGTGTGGGAGACATATGTATCATCCCTTTTTACTAGAACTTGCCTGTTGCACCAGTTTCTTTGCGATTCGGATGGGTTAAATGAATAGAATACACAATACTCAGGACCACCACGAAGCAATGATTGATTGATATTGGTTATCTTGTCATATGTTTCGAATTCATCACATTCTTCATACCATACGTATTTAACATAACCTATATGGACCTTTGTTGACTTCATTTTTTTAGGTTCATCGGCACCCTTGAATATTATCTGCTGACCTGTCGGCATGTAAGTCATTTTTAATTTAGACTCGGGTATTAACCAATCATCTTGAGCACCTAACTTATAGATACCCCACTTAATCTGTTCATACACTGAATCTCTGAGAGTGTCTTTTACTCTTCTCATGATAACAGCGTTACTCATAACACCTCGCTGTGCATCTCTCATAATGCCTAGAGGTATCTCAACACCTATAAAAGAGGACTTTAAAGAACCACGGCCACCTTTTAACCAATAATGTGTGTAGTCATTGTTTTTTACATGCTTATGAACTTCATAGAAAGCCGGACCAATGGTAGATTTCAAACTAACCTTATTCATCTATATCATCTACAATCACTGTCTTGCCGTTCGATGTAACATCTACATTGTCTGTAAACATGCCAAAACGCTTGCCTAATAGTTCTGCAGCTTTAAGCCTTTCTTTCTCGTCCGGAGGCTTCTGTATGACCTTCTGCATACCGTTACCGTTCATGATCATTACATATGATTCCGATTTAGCGCGCATAACAGATGTAAGATATTCGACTACTTCTTGAATGTCGGCTGTGTTCTCGTTGTGAATCTCTTCCATTTTTTCAGAGATATATTTTTGTATCTCTTCTTTTTTTAAAAGCTTTGAAGCAAGAGGTGCTGCACTGGTGGCACTTTTACAATTGGCATAGACTGTTAGATATGCTCTTGTAGCATTAGTATCTTTTAGATACTCATCACAAAATAGTTTCTGCTTTTCTGTCATAGTCGCACCCCTTTCTCATCAAGTAATAAAAAAAGAGGCTTTATTATGCCTCTCTGCTTAATTTGCCTCTTTTTACCATTATATAACATTTAAATGCGCAATGTTGCGCCGTTTAACGTTTATAACCGTGTATTCACGCTAATCTAGAATAACAATCATCTTTTCAATTGCATCATGTATGTACTTCTCTGCTGTTCTCTGCGATACATGCAGCATGTCAGCAGTATCATAGATACTCATTAATTCAATATATCGATAAAAGAGTACATCCCTATGATTGATATCATCTAGTTTGTCTATATTTTGACGTATGAGAGCCATTTCTTCTAAACACCTATCCTTCATCAATATATAGTCATTTTGTGTCTTGGGCTCACTGTATGAACCTGTTGGACTGTCTCTATATGAGATTGCTTTAACGTTTATTAACTTATTCTGTAGATAGTCTGCTTTGTCTTTTAGATTCCTATATGATTTTAAATATGTTCTGACTTCTTCGGCTGTCATACGTTACCTCCTGATTACTCAAAAATGAAAAATAAATAAATCACTATCACCAATACAAATAGAATAAAAAACAATTTAATTTCACTCCTCCTTATCTTTTAAAGTATATACATAATATTTTCTTGGGGCAGTGCTAGGATGCCTTGCATTGTATTTATCGCTGTGCTGATTGCTTGCCTTGCAGTAGAAACTAGCTAATCCAATGGATAGCCTATTAGCGCATTCTTCAGCAGTGCCTGCAACAATTACATTGTCATTCATGTCATAGACAACATAGAACTGCCTATCTTCATAGCTTGCTCTTTTCTTTTCTTTCTTGTGTACTTTTCTATGATCATATATGTTTGCCATATATTCCTCATTATCGTATGCACTCCCTATTTTAATAGGTATTTCATTTGAAAATACACTTTCATGCTTATATATACGTTGCCATCTATGTTTTAGAGCTAATTGAGTAGCATCAACATACTGACTTATCTTTTCTATTGATCCAGTTATATCAGTTCTTTTTCCGTTACGATATAAAACAAAGTTTCCCATTTAACCTCCTTTCTGGAGAAGAAGAAAACAGTCCTTTACTCTTCCTATTGGTTTTCAATTTGTGTCTTCTCTTCTCCCAGCAACACCATAACTTTTTAGTTGGATAGCAAAATTAGCGCTTCATACTCTTATTCTATTCGCAAAGTAAGGTGAAGAGATGGAAGCAAAGCCATGATACTGCTGTTGTTATTAGGTTTTAAGAATATATTAGGGCATCAAGTCCATGTGAGGGACTTGCTAGAAACAATCTATTAAGAGTATCCTATTAGATTTTCTTATTTTAAATTTTCTTATGAGTTAAACAAAAAAGAACTCAATGCCCTGTGTAGTTATCTTATGAATTCATGCTGAATAAATGAGAGTAAATCTAAATAATGGGCACGATCTGTCTTAGATGTCTGTACTCCGTCTAGAGACTGAATCAGATTATTACCATTTTTTAGTCGTGTAACATATACTATTCTTCCGATATCATCATAGTAGTTATTATCATACCAAAAATCGCCAAGCTCTCTTTTAGCGGCAAATTTCTGTAAATATCTGATACGTTGCTCTGCTAGTTTCTTAGAATAATAATATTCTTTATGCAGTAAAGTGGTTGAATTACTATTTGTGTAAAATGATATTTTAAAAGGGTACTCATTTTCTTTTGCTGTTCGAAGTTTAAAATAAACTCGATTTAAATCAATGATAGAAAAATGTGTTCTCATGTATTCTTTTTCTTCTTCTGTTTTTGGCTCTTTAAATACATCGAACACTTCAACAAAGTTGCATAGCAATCTTCTGCTTCGTTTAATTTTAACTTTTCCTGATGCAACTTTAATTGTTGGTTCAACATCTTCAATAATTCCATCTATTCTTTTAAATTTCAGGAGATTATCAGTATTACGTGACGCGTATAAACTGCCATTCTCTGCATATTTTTTAAGCGTTCTTGGTGTAATCTCAAACAACTCTGATATTTTTGCTAAGCTGCCACATCCTACGAGTTCATCTGTATACGCATCATAGACATAGTACGTGTCTGTTCTTTTACCTCGCATTTTATATACCTCCCTTGTCATTTCTTGTCAGTTATTATTTTCTTTATCTTCTTCTATGCCATTCACAACCACCGACATAACAATTAAAATTGCAATAGCAATCACAGATAACACAATAAAAATCCCAATGATCAGCATGACAATAGCAAATATAGAAAATACATTTTCTAATACCTGTAATAAAATCATCTATATCATTCCCTTCTTAACTATTACATATATTTATCATGTGAGTATTTAACGTTCTTGGTATCAGTCTTCGCATAGATCATAGTCGTGTCAATCTGCTCATGGCCTAACATCAACTGCACCTGTTCAATTGGCATACCTTTTCTTAAAGCAGTAGTTGCTGCAGTTCGTCTGAACCTATGAGGATGTATATTTTCGAATCCACATTCTCTGCCGAGTCTTCTGATAGCTATTTCTACACCGCTTATTTTCAATCTTTGATGTTTTCCTTTAGTTTTATCAACAGCAACGAATATATATTCATTCTCTATATTTTTTCTGGCATCAAGCCACTGCTGCATCCTGAGCACACTTAAAGTGTTTAAATAGCATACTCTTTCTTTAGCACCTTTGCCGAAGACTTTAATTTCTTTACGCTCTAGATCTAAGTCTTTTAATTTAGCAGTTGTCAGTTCTCCTATACGACAGCCAGTGAAAGCTGCACATATGTCATGTAGACGCATTTATAATCCAAGTCCTGCGCTTTCACCTCCAATAACTGCTGATAGTTATATCCTTTTTCTTTCATCACTTTTGCGTATGCAAGTATGTTTGCACCGCCACCAGAAGAGGGCTCATTAAGATATTCAGTTCCTCCATCATAATCAGCTAACGCAACGCCTGCCATCATTTTGCAAATATGAAATGGAGTGAAGAACTGACCTGTATGACTGTTTCCTGAACTTAATTCCATGTAGATCTTCCCAAGATAATCATCTAGATTGTTCTCTAGAAGAGAAGAAAGACGTCCTAACATGCATCCGAGTATTAAGAAATCATCTTTACTGTACTTTATAGCGATGTTGAAGAACGCCTTTTCGCGTTCTTCATCTGGTTCGATACTCTGCGCAATTGATAATGCTGACATTTCAACCCAGTCAGCGAAAACCTGGTGAGGAGTATACTTTCCAGCCATTCTATTGATATTGTCAATTATATATTTCACAGGACATCCCCCTTAACTATTTTTCTATTAGCCATCTTCATAACTCTATTCATTAGATTCATCTTCAACCACCTCACAATTATTAAGCACGTCTTCGATTGCCGTAGGTGCTGAGTCTTCCCATTTGATAAATGGGAATAAATTAATAAATACATTAAGGTTTAGCATCCCTGTGCTACTATCCCAAGCACCTATTCCTTTCTTTGGCTTTCTTTTGTAAATGTAAATATTGTCGCTTTTTTCACGTACAATAAATCTATATTGTGTCTTTTCGAGAAGATGTTTTAAAACATCATGCTCAAATCTAGTTAATTTCACAGGCTCTTTGTATTCTGATAAGAGCCACTTAACTTTAATATTCGAACAGTGATCTCCTACTTCGTGAAAGAAACAATCATCACAGGTACCAAGACATTTCTTGATTGTATGCTTATCCTTGCTCATTGAAAAATCAAAAACAACATTTGAATTTTTTAATATTTCTTCTTTAAATCTTTCTGCGTTTAACATTTTCTTTTACCTCACTCTTTTGTGCTTTTGCGTTTGCTATTAGCGAAAGATAGAATTCCTCAATACCTTTATTAAGATTTGGTGCGTTTCTATGAATGCACTTGTTATAAAATTCTTGCACGCCATATCCTATTGCAGCTCTTTCCCAAAAATCATAGCCACCAACAATAATAGCGTTTGTGATTGCTAGGTTTAACGCTTTCTCATATAACTCAAGATAATGATTTTGACATTCTAAAACAGTATATCTACGTTTGATTAATGCATTTTCTTCTTTTAAATATTCTATCTTGCTTTCTAATTCGTTCACAAACTCGCCCGAATATGTAATTTCTTTTAAATTCTTTTTGTCCATATAATCATTCCCTATGTTCTAAAAATTCAATAGACATAATATTACTTGCTGTAATACCAATATCATCAATTCTGCCGCTGTGCTGTCTTTCAGCATTAAACACCCATTCATGGATAATTGAACTTGCTCTATTCTTTGAAATGCCAATGTTATATCCTCCGCAAAAATTACCTTTTACATATTTGGCTAAATTATCATCTGAAGGAATAACTACGTATCTAGATCCATCTACTAGATAGATATTTATTTGTTTAATATTTTCCATCAAGAGCACCTCTAATCTTTTCTAGCTTTTCTGTTAGCTCTCTATTATCACATTCAGAAGATTCTAAATCATATTCAGTGTCAGCAAGAACGCTTTCTAAATCATCGCAATATTCTTCTAATGCTTCTATATATCTTTTTTCTTCTTCAAAATAATCATTATTAAAATCTTCAATTTTTGGCTTTTTCAAGTCCACGAATTCCCTTTTTTTGTTCGGCTCCTTAATCCACTTGAGAAAATTCTCTTTTGAATAGAATGGGCAGTCTCCTTCGCAGTCACCTATATCACAAGGAACATTAACCCTATCTCTTTTTAGAAAATCGTTGAAACGTTGACATGGAGTTTGTCCATCAATATCAATACCACTCAAGAAGTCAGCGACTGCCGCTAACTTATTGCCACTCACTAGTTCCATACTTTTCTGACTCCTTTCGCTTACTTTTCGACTAGCTGAACATCTGCAGCGTTTTCTTGAGACTTGACAGTGTAGCCGATAACGTAATATTTCTTTTTTAATTCTTCCAGTTCGTTCAAAAACTGCTGATAAGTGAAGTAGACCACTTTTTTAGTTAAATAATTATTCATTCTTAAGTCTCCTTTATGGTTGTTTTGAACTTATATTCAAACAATTTCTTCTTGATTGCATAAACATCTGTTTTTCTGCCTTTTACATCTTCATAGACTGTTGTTCCGTTGACTTCATAGACAAAATCACAGATGTATCGCATTGCTCTTCTTTTTCTCTTCTTTCCATCAACCACAATTTCAAAAGATGGTACCAATTCAACAGGAACCTGAAGACGAAGATTCTTTATTTCTCCATCCTGTTCCATCTGCTTGAGTACTAAATACCTTCTGGCTTCTTTCTTGGAATCGAATGTGATTCCATCAACTGTTGTTTTTCTTGAATTATACTTGCTCATTCAGACATTCCTTTTCTTTCTCCTAAAGAGCAAACAGCGCAATCACAAGCACTACAAGAATAAATGATAGTACTATGATGATTTTGCAGTCTCTTTTGATTTTCTTGTCTTCCCTGATAGTTTCTTCAAGGATGCTTTTCAAAGAAGAAACATATTTATTATTTCTAATTCTGAAATCTGCATATTCCTGTTTGAGGTCTTCATGCTCCTCCTGCAAATAAGAATATTCTTCTTCTAGCTTTTTATATTTTTCTTCCGCATCCTGAAGAGCTTCAAGATGTTGTTCCATTGTTATTCTCATTTTTTCACCTTCGTTCTTTTAAAATTCATAGTCACTATGATGACGCGTAACGTATATATATGGGGGAATCTCAAATTCCCCATATATTAATACGTACGCAGTCAGCAACTATGCGCAAATATATATATTTATATATAGTGTTTGCGCTACGTGTTTGCGTTAATTTTTTTTATCACTCCACGTTCATATTCAAATCCTTCTAATTTAGAATTTTTTATCCATTTAGGGATTATCACTCTTAGTGATCCAGCTGTTTTTCCAGCCATCAAACCACTTTCTGATAATTCTTTAACAGTAACTTGTCCACCGTTATTCAATTGTTCAAATGCATTCAAAAATAACTCAATATTACCTTCTTGTTCTTTTTGCTTTGCTTCATTCATCTTTTCATATTTTGACTTTCTGCTTGATTTATCAGGACTGCAGTCCTTAAGCAGATTATTGTTATCAAGATAATGAAGAGGATATTTAAAGAACACATTGACAGGATCAAATGAAGCGAATTCTCTTAATGTTCCGCTGATCTGTAGAGCACTCATATGATCGACATTGTATAACTGCTTCTCTTTCAGAATCTCCAGTTCAGTCATCTGATCAAAATCAAGCATCTCTGCACAGTAGTTATTCATTGCTTCTAGATCATTCTCATCTGTCTTAAGTGTTTTATAAATGTATGTTCTCCAGTTAGGTACTGCTCTATCGAGCACTGATTTGATTGTCTCCACTTCTGCTTCTTTTCTGAACTTGTCTTTTACTTCCTTAGGAATGTCAAGTTCTATCATGTCTAATAAGGCATCAGGATCTCTTGCGAATACTCCAGAACCGGAAGCTCTGTCCATCGATTTTTTAGAACCCTGTGCACCTTTCGAATGATGATGTGCATATATGACAGATGCGCCTGTTGTTTCAGCAATCTTGTCAAACTGATTGCAGAAGTTAGCCATCTCTGAGGCGCTGTTTTCATCACCAGTTATCACCTTATAAATTGGATCTATCACTACTGCTCTGTAGTTTCTTTTCTTTGCTCTTCTGATAAGTTTTGGAACAAGCTTATCTAGTGTTAATGTTTTACCTCTCAGATTCCATGTATACAGATTTTTTGAATGTCTTTTGCCTTCGGGTATTCCAAGTGAATTATAGACATCTTCGAATCTGTGAAGGCATGAAGGTCTGTCTAATTCGAAGTTCACATAAAGCACATTTCCTTGCTTGCATTTTCTTCCAATCCATTCAGTGCCTTCGGTGATTGCAATACATAATTCAATAAGTGCAAATGATTTACCTGACTTGGAAGGACCAACGAGAAGCATCTTATGTCCCTGTCTTAATATTCCAGGGATAAGCTCTTCTGCATAATCGGGTATGTCCTTTAATGAATCAGCAAGACATTCCTCATCCGGAAGATCATCATCAATTGATTCAATCCATTCTACCCATTCATCATAGGATTCCTTACCTGTATTAGTCTCAATGATGAACTGCTTATGCTCTCCTCTGATTACACCAGGCATTCTCGATAGACGAGAAGGATTCTTGTTCTGACCATCAACTTCAAGACCGTTCTTATCACATATCTTGTAAAGATATGCCACACGTTCTTTATATTCTTTTGAATCATTAGCCTCTATTTTTACGATTGCATGTATTGACTTAGAGCCACTGTATACAACTGCAGCAACTGGAAGCTCAATCTGATGAATTATAGATAGCTGCTTTCCGATATCGATAGAATCAGATTCTACTAATGCATATTTGAATGATGCGATATCTGCATTTCTAACACCCTCACCATTTAGAGGATTGAATCTGATCCATGCTCCTGCTTCCTGATTATAGTCTCCAAGAACCTCACCGATATCATCATTACATTTATGAAGCTTTTCAATCAGTTCTCCAGCGGTCATCCTATATATTCCTCGATTACCAGGAATATATTTTCCTTTATCATTCTCCATAGACTGCATTACAAAGCCTACGTAATCATCAGTTTCGAATAGTGTAGATAGGTATCTGATTAATTCATTTGATGGATGCCAGTCATTATCAGAAGGTTCTTGTAGTTCTATCGAATCGACAGAATCAGTATCAATGATACTGCCTATCTCATCATCCCAATCAATTGCCCCATCTTTATACTTTTCTTTGACTGGTGGATGCCATCCGCCTCTTTTAGCATATTCAAATACTGTTCCGCCGGTCACAATAGCACCAGCTTCTTCATTGAATGAATTCCATTTAGTGAAGCATTCACCTTTTTTGTATCTGGAATCTGCACTGCTCCATGAATCCCATTCCTCTGCACTATATCCTTCATGCTTGAGTGCCATTCCCACATTGCACCATTCCTGATAGGAAAGAGAGGAAGGATCTATATATTCAAGAAGTTCTTTTAAATCATATTTTGTCATTTCGGTCCTTCCTTTCTAGAAATTATTGTGGAACATATTCTTTTGGATTCAGTCCGTTAGGCAATTTCCAATTGTTGGATGCAATTCTTGAAATCATGCTAGAAGCAGCTTTAAATGGCCAGTTACCTACATGCTCGAAGTTATATCTTTCAAGGAGTCTGATTTGCTTTGGTGTTGCAAGATGTGCCTTTCTTCTCATATCGAGTTTTTCAATAAGTTTTGATGCATATCCAGCATTAGGAATTTCTTGAGAGAATATTCCTTCACTTTCCAATAGTTTTAATTGCTTTTCAGTTGGAGGAGTACATTCCCATCCAAAGGAAGGAACATAATCCTGTAGATCTTTAGCTTCTATGCTCATTGCATATTGAATAGGATCAACAAGCTTTCTTTTCTTGTGCTTCATCTCTTCAAGCTGTTTCTGCAGTGCTTCTTCTCTTTCTTTGACAATGTCTTTCTTGGCTTCTTCCTCAGCATCCTGTATATCGAATTCTTCTCCAGCTTTCTCTTCCATCTTTTTTGTCATTCTTTTAGCAACTTCTTCACTTTCACAGATAAGATTAGCCGGGTGACACAGTTCATGTCGTTCGCTATGCCAAAGGAAATCAAGCAGTAATAAATCTTTCTTGCCTGTTTGAGGCGACAATCTTGTGCCTCTCCCAACCATCTGAGAATAGAGACTTCTCACTTTAGTTGGTCTTAATACAATTACACAGTCAACATCAGGACAGTCCCAACCTTCGGTAAGAAGCATCGAATTACATAGAACATTGTATTTATTCTCTGCAAAATCTTTTGTGACTTCTTCTCTGTCTTTTGATGAACCGTTTACTTCTGCAGCTTTAAATCCATTTTCATTTAATAGTTTTGTAAACTTTTTAGATGTAGCTACAAGAGGAAGAAAGACAACTGTCTTTCTATCCTTGCAGTACTTTTTCATTTCATTGATAATACCCATCAGATAAGGGTCTAATGCACTTCCGACATCACTTGCCTTGAAGTCCCCAGCACTCATTGATACACTGCTCAGATCTAATTCAAGAGGAATAGTCAGTGCTTTGATTGGCACTAGATATCCTTCTTTGATTGCTTCTGGCAATGTGTATTCATAAGATAATGTTTCAAAGTATCTGCCTAGGTTCTTCTTGTCACCTCTATCCGGTGTAGCAGTTACTCCAAGTACTCTTGCATCAAAGTGATCAAGTACTTTCTGATAGCTTGATGAAAGCACATGATGCGCTTCATCAATAATGATTGTGTCAAAATAATCCTTTGGGAACTTAGATAATCTTTTTGTTCCCTGAAGCGTCTGAACGCTTCCGACAACGATTCTGTTCCAGGAACCCATGCATGTTTGTTCTGCCTTTTCTACAGAACATTCTAGCCCTGTCATTTTCTTGATTTTGTCAGCAGCCTGTTCGAGTAGTTCGCCTCTATGTGCCATGATCAGGACCTTGTTTCCTTCTTTTACGCAGTCTTCTGCAACTTTTGCAAATACAATCGTTTTGCCGCATCCAGTAGGAAGAACAAGAAGGGTCTTCTTGATGCCTTTCTTTTCCCATTCATTGAAAATAGAATCGTGTGCTTCCTGCTGATATTTTCTCAGCTGCATTATTTATTCCAGTTTCCCCACTGCTGCTGAACATTTGGCTGAGACTGAACGTTATCTAAAGAAGGAACGATAAACTCTTTTACATCATTGTATGTATTGCCGTTATATTCTCTTGGTGCAATCTTGACTTTTCCTGTTTTTCCAATGATTTCATTCCATGCCATTCTGCATGGTTCTCCTCTTCTTTTAAGACCGATTGCTTCGAAGAACTGAGAAATCTTCCATTCAAGACTTCTGTGTAAAATTAAATTAGTTGATACGTCAACTTCCTTGCCTTCATAATTGATAGTTAATGTAATAACTGCCTTGTTGCATACCGGAAGCTTTCCCTGTCCGGAAGTCTTCTGTCTTTCAAACGGCTTCTTGATGATGAAATCATAGATTCCTTCTGGAAGTGTGACAAATTCACTGTCCTTTACAATTTCTTCATCCCATCCCATTGCTCCATCATTCTGATTGTTCTGATAATTATTCTGATAACTCATATTTATGTTCTCCTTATTTAAAATTGCATTTCATTTTCTACTAGTGCACCTAGGAATTCATTCCATGTACTGATAAGATATGACCAGAAATCGCTAGGTATGTTTTCGATAGGTGTATCTTTTGGAAAGATTCCTTTAGCAAATACTGCATCCATCATTCTTTCAATGCTTATTTCATTCTGCTTCATAAGATCCACAAGCTGAGAAGGAAGCTTCTTATATTCATCTGATTCAAAATCAATAGCACTTACAGAAGGTGAGTATGTTTCTGCTCCGATAGGTTCAGCTGTTGGTTCCTCTTTTGATGTATTATCTATAGGTTCAGCGATTGCTTTTTCAATAAGTGGTTTGATTACCTGATAATCAAAATCGCACATTTCTGGGAGACCGTCTCTGTTCTTAGCGTCCCAGCAAGCATTATGCACTGTGTACATCACTCTTCTGTTTCCTGATACTTTTGTCTTTCCCTTCTCGTCTTTTGTCACGAATGTCTGATAGTTTGCGAAAAGAACCATATCTGCCCACTCCTTTACAAGAGGTGCAGTCTGTGAAGCAGTCTTCTTCCCCAGTTTTAATTCATATCTGTCAAAAGCACCGCTTTCATCTGGTTTTTCAAATTTTCTGATCTGCGCATGTGCTGTAAGAACAACATTCACACCTTTTTCAATTACATCTTCTAATCTGTTAAGAAGTCTTCCGAACTCTTCCTTTGTGTAGACATAACCGTTTCCATATCCGAAATCTTCAATGCCTTTCTTCTGATACTTATCGCATATATGCTGAACGATAAGAGCTTCACCCCAGTCAATCGAATCAATGACTAGTGTTCTGCAGATGGATGTATTCTTCTCAATGATGTAATCAATTTCCTGTTTAAGCATTTCATAAGAAGTCGGTTTAGGAAGTCTCTTGATATCCAATGATCTAGTAGATCCTTCTGTATCGATAAATAAAGGGTCAGGGAAATGAGAAGCAAAGGTTGACTTACCAATTCCCTCAGGACCATATACAACTACTTTATAAGGTTTCTGGACTGTTCCTTTTGTGATTTCAAAATCCATTACCATTTCACTCCTTCCCATTTATTTTCAGTTGGTTCTTCTTTTTTGATGTATCCATCCTCAATGATTACAGAACATTCATCACCTTGAGATACTCTTGTAGCAATCGCCTGTAATCCTTCTTTTTCAAGCCAAGCACCAAATTCTTTTAAAGTTTTCAAATCCATCTGTTCCAACTTATCTAATAAGACAAATCCACATTTAGGATTGATTGATTTGCAGATTGCAGTTGCGACCTTTAATTGCTGTGAACCAGACATGTTATCCCAGTTCTGTCCTAAATACGTAAGTCTTCCTTCTTCTACTGATAATCCTTCAAGAGGAAGATCTGCATTGTCCAATAATTTAACCTTCTGTTCTTTTACTTCATTTAAAGCAGCAGTGTAGTCATCGTATTCACTCTGAAGTTCTTCATATTCCTTATATGCTTTTTTTCTTTCGGAATTGGCTCTTACCTTTGAATTGATCTCTTCAATAGAAGAAATCTGTTCTTCAATTGAAGATGTATCGATATCAATCAGACTGTCTAATTCAGCAGAAGCTTCTTCTGCTTCCATGAATGCTTTTTCTGATGCTTCTTTTGCCTTTAGATATTCTTTTTCGATATCATCAAGCTTCTTCTTAAGATAGGAAGCATTCATTGCTTTATTCTTTGCTTCCTGTCTGATTCTTTCATTATCAGCATTAACCTTCTGAATCTTCTGTTGCTGATCAATAAGCTCCTTGATATCAAGCAAAGCTTCTGGGGCTTCTTCAAATACAGGCATGTTTTCATATGCTTTCTTTTTTCTGTCTTTGATTCTTCCTGTTTCTGTACGATTCTGATAGAAAGCTTTTTCTTTCTGTTCCAGTTCATCAAGCTGATCACCAACTCCAATGACTTTTAATAATGTAGCGCTTTTATCTTTATCGTTCATCTGCATGAACTTTGGAAGATCTAGCGCAAGTTCACTGATGAACGAATCAAGAAGACCTTGTGTTCCTTTAAGGCCTGATGGGTCAGTTACCTTTAGAGCGCCTGCCTTACCTTTTCGCTCAACTATGATTCCGTTTGACAATACAATCTTTAAAGCTGCAGGAATGCTAGAACTTTCTCGTGTTGGCTTGGATGGCTTGTATTTATTGCCACCTAAGCACCAAGTAATGGCATCTAACACAGAAGTCTTTCCGTTATTATTATTGCCACCAATGATTGTTAAGCCATTTTCAGATGGTTCAATCTGTACTGCCTTAATTCTCTTGACGTTTTCTAATTCAAGAGAATTGATTTTAATCTTATCCATTTAGTTAGTCTCCTTTTCATTTTTGAATCCTTCAAATAAAGAATCCAAATCACTATCAATGCCGATAATTTTGATAAGTGCTCTTGATGCGTCTTTTGGTCTCTTCCAAATAAACTCAACAATTTGTTTGAACGTATCGTTCTTTGGATCATCCTCATTTGTTAATTGACCTTTTTTAAATGCGTCAATTAAAAGTGACATCATCAATAGCGTTTGATAATTAGTGCCACCGTTTGAAATGTGAACCCCTCCATCGAATGTTTCAACTTTAATAAATGCTTTCTTTTCCATACTTTTTTTCTCCTTTATTTATTTCTGATAACAACTAGCATGTACTCAACCACTAATAAGTTCATGCTTAATGAAGCTACACTTAATAACTTCATTTCTGTGACATTTAAATTATTGCCTGTAACAATTCCTGAAAAGAAACTTGCCAATACAATTAGATTAGAGACAATAATAATAATTTTTTCAAATCTGTTCATTTGAAAATCCCTCCTTCTGTGCTATAATTAACACGCAATTTTGATATTTTTTTAAGGGCACACGATGGCAGTCGTGTGTTCTTTTTTGTGCTCATAAGCACTTAGCGCCAAAGAAAGCATTTATTTGATCAACAGACAAATTATTTAAAAAGGATTGATATATTCAATGTAAGATACACATACGAAGGGTATTTCCAAAAAAATGAAAACGAGACATTCTACAATAATATTATTTGCCTTCTTTGGCCTTAGGTGCCTACGAGCAACTAAAGCACTATTCTTTTGTATACTTCTTAAATAATGCTTGAATAACCTTATCGGTTGGACTTGTGTTACATTCATTCATATAGGCTTCAAAAGCCTTTCTAGGAATGTGAACACTTCTAATCCCTGTTTTCGAAACAACGACAGCACCAGGCATCATGCCTTGCTGCACTGCATTTATAACGAAGTCACGGCTCTTGTGGATTGTTTTACAAACCTCTTCCACAGAGATATTAAGTTCATCCATTGTTCATTTTGTTTCTCCTTTCTATGTAAAGTTGCATTTAGTTCAACTTTTCGGTTAAAAAAATTTCGTCTCTTTGCTTTTTGGTTAATTTCAATGCGTAACTAAGTCCGACAATTTCAGAAGCAGTGAACTCACCAATTCCATTCAGACGATTATACAATGTTTCTCTTGCTATTCCGCCTTTTTTAGCTATGGCAGTCATAGTCATTCCGCTGTCATCTATTGCTTTTTTTAATTTAACCATATCTGTCATTTTGTTTCTCCTTTCTAGAGTTGCATTACATTCAACCTGATTCAACTATACATCATAGTTGCATATGTGTCAACCTATTTAACAAAAATGTTGAATAATTTTACAACATGAGATATTATATAATTAAAGAAAGGAGATACATATTAATGCTTGAACTATACAAAAATATTAAGAGAAGAAGGCAACAATTGAAGATGACTCAAACTGACCTTGCTTTAAAAATGGGGTATGCAGACAAAAGTATGATTGCAAAAATAGAAAAGGGCAATGTTGACCTTCCACAATCTAAAATTTTGGCTTTTGCTAATGTTTTAGAAACAACTCCTGGTGAGTTAATGGGATGGGATTATGAAGCAGAACCAACCGAAACAGTAGATAATATCTATAAACTAGACAAGATTAAACTCCCTATGCTAGGCAAAGTTGCATGTGGTGAGCCTATCTTTGCGGATGAAGACAGAGAAAGTTATATAATGATTGGTACTGATATTGGTGCTGATTTCTGTCTCCAATGTCAGGGCGACAGTATGATAAATGCAAGGATCCATGACGGTGATATTGTCTTTGTGAAGAAAACTGACATAGTAGAGAACGGAGAGATTGCTGTAGTAATCATAGATGATGAGGCTACACTAAAAAGATTCTTCTATTATCGTGAACAGAATCTAGTTATTCTGAAGCCTGAGAATCCAAAGTATCAGGATATAATCCTTACAGGTGAGCAGTTGAATCAAGTTAGGGTTATCGGAAGAGCCGTCGCTTTCCAAAGTGATGTAATATAAATTGATAGGAGGATTATAAATTATATGCAAAAAAAGAAAATGCAATGGTGGAAAATCTTACTTATTATTTTATTTCTGCCAATTGCCGTAATTTATTATGGTTTTAAGTATGCAATCAAATTTTATGACTCAAACAGATTCACAACTAAACAGAAAATAATATATACCATTATAGGTATATGTGTGCTTGCTTGTCTTAATGTGGCTATTGATAAGACAAGAGGTCCAAAAATACAAAATGCTGAAATTTCTGATGTGACCTTATACAAAGGATCCTCTAAAAAAGTCAACATTATAGTAACACCTAAAAAATCAAAGATAAGTGAAACAGAATATTCTGGATATGATTCTAATGTGATTTCTATTGATGAAGACAAGATCAAAGCAAAATCAGCTGGTGAAACCACTGTTATTTGTAAAGTGACTGACTATAACGGAAAGTCAGTTAAATCAAATAAATTTAAAGTAACAGTCAATCTTACCGAAAAACAAATAGCAGAAGAGAAGAAGAAAGCTGAGGAAGCAGCTGCTAAAGCTGCACAGGAACTTGAAGAAAAGAGAAATAGTTTATCATTAACAGAATCAATCAGAATAAAGGATAAGTCAAAAGATATTATTGATAAGCTTCTTAAAGCTCCCTCTACTGCAGAATATCCTGGCTCTTTTCTTGATCCACTAGAAGATTGGAAAATGAGCAAAAAGAACAATCTTGTGACCGTTGCATCATACGTTGATGCTGAGAATAGTTTTGGAGCTAAAATTAGAAATAATTTTATTATTCAAGTTCAGATGAATAATGATGGAAGTGGAACTGTAACTTATGTTCAATTAGGTGATAGAGTGATCACCGGTAAATTTAATGAAAATGTCTAAATAAAAAAAGCACCCTAGCGCCAACTAGGATGCAAGTAATGTGATGCGCCAACATCACTATAAAAGAAACTATCACATAAAGTCCTTTTACGTACATTATTATATCACGATTGGCACGTTAAAGGCAAAAGCAAATAGAAAGGACGTGCCACATTATGGCTAGAAAAACTAGATTTAAGCGTAGGCCAAACAATACTGGTACTGTAGTCAAATTATCAGGTACCAGAAGAAAGCCGTACTGCGCTAGAATAATGAGTGATGAGCGTGACATATTGACAGGAAATAAGAAACAAATAAGTATTGGAACATTCGCAACTCGTGAAGAGGCATTGAATGCCTTATCTATTTACTCTCTTAAGAGATCCAATGCAATCACAAATGAAGAAGCAAGGAACCTCGCTCCTGATCTGTTTGATAGAATACAGGAAAAGACACAAAAGAAAATCCCTACTTTTAAAGAAATATATGAGATATTGGATGCTGAGGAATTTAGTAAGCTCTCTAACTCGGCGAGAAAAGGATATAAGGCTTGGATTAAGCACTTTAAATCTATATATGATAGACCTATCAATAATATCACTCTTGCTGATCTGCAGTTTGTCTTTGATAATGACGGTTCTAAAAACGGAACTCAAGTACACATGAAAGTACTATGTTCTAAGATTTTCGAATATGCCGTAATCCATCAATTCATTTCAAGAGATGATGATTATACATCTTATATTAAGATTGCTGATTATAAGCAGTCAACTAAGCATTATCCGTTCACTGTGGATGAAATCAAGAAATTAAAGGCATCAAACACTTCGGAAGCACATTTAATACTCATATATATCTACACTGGTCTTCGCGTCGGCGAATTACTATATATCAACAGAGATAATATACATATCAATGAACCTTGTAACGATGATGGAGTAGACAGAGTTATAAGCTATATTGTTGCAGGGTCTAAGACTGCAGCAGGAAAGAACAGAATAGTACCAATACATAACGACATCAAACAATTTGTTATTGATGAACTGATTGAAAAAGAAAAAAGATTGATAGATGTCTCTTATGAATGGGGATTTAACAAGAATATAATGCCAATGATCAATAACATGTTAAATACGAATCACACCATGCATGATACTAGAGTGACTTTTGCATCACTATGTCAATTATATAAAGTTGATGTATATGCAAGAAAGAAGATACTGGGGCACAAACTAAAAGACATCACTTTTGATATTTATACAACTGCTTCAAAAAATAGATTGTGGACAGAAATCAATAAGATAAAATTTTGAGAGGTTCATGTGAGGTTCATGCGAGGTTTATGATATACTTATTGTGTTAGCGGTTGAAGTACTCTAAGTGAGCCTGCCTGCGGAGCACCTTTTCAGGTGCTTTTTTGTTACTAGTTTTTTGTTACTGGTTTGTTACTAGTTGACCACTTTTGAGCACTATCGAGGAGTAAAAAACAGAATAAATAAGCCACTTTTGTATATTTAAAGTTTCATCAAATGAAATAATTTTTTCACAATGTGAAAACGTTTTACATGATATGAAAATTATTCAAAGTTATTATTATTTAAAATAAGTCTTCTCTTTATGAAATAAAAAACCACATAATACAATTACCTGTGTTTTCTTAATCCCTGGGCCATCATTTACCTCCATTCTATGCAAAATAAAAAGCCGACTATTGCCGGCTTGTATTTTCTATTCAAAATAAATTCCTTTTTTAGTTCTTGGATATTTTCTTCCATACCACCTCGGATACAGTTTTCTCATTGGTTTTCCTTTTTTCAAACAATACTCTATCATATCCTCATCTGTGGGAAACTTAGTTTTATCCCTATGAAATCCCCAAATATACGAAAATGATTCGCCGAATTTCTTTTCATATTCCTCGTACAGAGCTAGTTTCCTTTTTTCCTCGGGCGTCATTTCTCTATTTAAGCCCAAAAAATCAATTAATTCTTCTTGTTCGCTTGTTTTCATAAATATACCTCCTAAAACAATTCTTCAAAAAGTTTAACTGCGTTCGGAAATATTTTCTTCAATTTTTTCCCTTTTTTTGAATCTATTGCAAAAGTCAATATAAAAATGTAGGTTTAGGACAATATAAGAATGTAGGTTTTCCTACATTCTTATATTGTCTTTTTAGTCTTCATCTACTATG